TGATCCAGTGGTCCTCGTCCATGTCGAAGAACTCGATCGTCAGGTCCTCCGGGACGCCGAGCTGGGCGACCTCGTCGCCCTTCTGGATCAGGGACGGGGTGCCGTGGGTCATGGAGGGGTCTCCGATGACCTCGCCGACGAGGCTCTCCAGAATGAGCGAGAGGTAGCTCCTCGCGCTCCCTCCGGCCACAACCTCGCGCTTGCGGAGCTCGCCCAGGTTGATGGGGTCCACGGCGACGGAATAGGGTCCGGTGAACCCGTCCGCCTCCATGAGGGCGATGAGGTTGTTGAAGTCCTCGTAGGGGGTCGCGGTGCCGGGAGCGGCGCTCCAGACCGATGCGGCGGCCTGGCTGTTGCCGGCGGCGGCGAGGAGGCCCGAAACGACGGGGTATGTCCCGCCGTTGTAGATCATGTCGTTCTCGGCCTCTATGCATCGCCGTGCGGCTGCCTTGGCGTTGCGCTCCTTGGCGCCCTGCTTGGCGCTGGCGTCCAGGCGGTGGACCTTGAACGGCCGGCGTATCATCTGGACCGGGATGGCCGTCTGGATCTCCTCCCGGACTTCATCCTCCACTATCGAGGACGCCCTGCGTCCGCCGATGATGGCCTCGCCGGGCCGCTGCTCGGCGTAGTACTGGATGAATTCCGCGTTGATGTCGAGACCGTCCATGACGGGGAGAAGCTGGCGCCCCCTGAGCGCCGGCAGGACGGCCTCGACGACGCCGTCCTTGAGCTTCCGGATGTCGTCCTGGGTCAGGCTGGTGTTGAGCCCGGTTCTCAGGGCTCGCTCGCTGAAAATGTGGCGCAGGCCCTTCATTTCAGCTCCCCCTGAGAAGGACGACAAGCTTGTCGCCACCGGCGCTCGCCGTGGTGAGAGCCCGGCCGACGCCCTGCTGGACGCCGGCTATGCTCGCCGCCTCGGTGATGACCCGGTAGAAGGTGGTCGCGCCCACCATCACGCGCGCGCCGCGGGCCACGCCCGCGTCTGCCTTGACCACGACCAGCCCGTCCATGATGACGGGGACCTGGTCGCCGATCGCGTAGTCGTCCGTTTCCTTTCCGCCGGATGCGACCTTTGTCATGTTGAGGTCAGCGACCCCCAGACATGTCGTATCCGTTGCGGCGGCTATCCGGAGAACGCGGCTCCCGTCCGTCCCGTACTTGACGAGGTCATGGGGCGAGATGACACCTTCGGCGGTGAACATCTGCACCATTGTATTCTTCCCCGCCCGTACCGAGTTGGCCGGGACTTTGATTTCGTTTTTTATTGCCGTAGTGATTCCTCCTTGAACTTTCGTTTCTCAGACCGGGCGCTCGCCCGGCCTCTTTGGGTCCTGGAGCCCGGCCGTGGCCGGACTACTCCTCCGAGCCGTGCGCCTTTATGGGGCGGTAGGCGAGAGGCTTGAACACGTTGGGGAGCCGTCCGCTCTCCGCGGCGTTCTCGCCCGGCTTGGGCGTTGCGGTCTTTCCGGCGGCGGGGGCGGGGACCTTGAGTCCTTTGCTGGCTCCGCCCGGAGCCGGCGGGGTCGGGGCATCGGGGGCCTCGGTCTTGCTCTCGGTGGAGAGGTTGAGCATGGTCTCCAGGCGGCCGAGCTCGATGTCGCTCGCCGACTGGATGCTGGCCTCGTCCGGGAAAATCTTCCCGAATTCATCCTCGCCCATGCCCTCCTTGAGGGCCTTGACCCTGGCCTCGCGCGCCTCGGCCTTCTGCTTCTCCAGGACGGCGAGAGCCTCGTCGCCTTTCTTGACCCGGGCATCGAGGGCCGCCTGGGCCTTCTTGCCATCCTCGATCTCCTTGGTCATGGCGTTCATCTTCTCGATGAGCGTCTTGACCTCGGCGTTCGAGTTGGCGAGGGCGTTGAGGTTCATCGCCGCTACCTGGGCGGCGGCTTCCTTCGCTTTCTTTTCCTCTTCTGGTGTCGTGTCGATTCCTCCTGTGGTTCCTGATCCGTCGCCATTCATGGCGCCGGCAATCTTGCGTGAGCATGACGCGCAGCCTATCCCGCAAAGGGGCGGCTGGCATTGAGCGGTCCCGGACTCCGGGAGAACGGCGAGGTGGTAGGGGTTGACATCGGTCTCCAGGTGGTCGTATTCCCGGCCGTTGGCGGAGCCCTGGGCGGGGACCGGGTCGTAAAAGTAGCCGATCGAGAGCTCGCGGACCTGGGCCTTTTTCATCTTCTCGATGAGCCCGGTCCGGTCGTTACCTGCGCGGTCCTCCTTCAGGATGGCCAGATCGGCGTTTATCCTGGCGACACCTTCGAGCTCGGTGAGGTGAGCGTTCGAGGTCCAGCCGATGATGGGAAAATCCTCGCTCTTTAGATCGATGGTTGCGGTCTGGCTCACGGTCGGCGCCGGGTGCCGGATGACTATCCGGAGGCTGTTCGAGAACGGGACCATCTTCTCGAGCTCCTCCCGGGACCGATATCCAACGGCGCCGTCCGGGGAGTCGAAACAGCCCTCGGCGGCGAACGGAACATTTTTGAAGACGACGGCCTCGCCGGTGTCCTCCCACTCGACGCCATTGAGGACCGCATTGAATCCTGAGACGGACTCGAGGAGTTCGGGCGAGGGTCGGGAATTGCCGCGTATGTCGGGATGGTCGGCGAGCCATTTCTTTGCGGCGGGGAGCTTGAACGATTCCTTTTTGAAACGGATGGCCTGGGGTTTCCATTTCGTCGAGCCTTTGAGCCGGCCATAAACAATGTAAACGCCGGCGGTGATGTCGGCGGTCCGCTCCTTGTCAAAGAGCCCGGGCTCCCGGAAACGATACCGCCATTCATTCTCGGTCTCGTCCCAGCCGGGCATTATTCCAGACCTCCCCATTCGCCCTCGCCGGCCTCTATCTCGGCCACCAGTTCGTCATAGGCGGTCAACGGAACGATGGTACAACGGCAACCGTAGTCGCTCAGGTACGGCATGGCCTCGTCCCTGGTCATGACGAGGCCTTCGAGCGCTGCGTGCTCGGGCCGGACAAGCTCGTCCTGGGCGGTCGTGTAGACGCCCTTCTTGACGCCGAGCTCCTTCATCGTCTCCCAGCGCGCCTCGGACGCGGCCTCGTGGACGACCTTCTGGACGGTCGCCGGGATGCCCTTGCCGAACTCGGTGAACTTGGCTGCGAGCCGGTCGGTGAGTTGGGCGTAGCTCTCGCCTTTCTTCAGCCCCTCGGCGAGCTCCTGCAATGCGGCCTTGTGCGTATCGAGGTAGGTGTTCTTTCCGAGAGTTTCAAGGTTGGCGAGGATGAGTTTGATACTGGCGCTGTCCTCGAGGATCGTGGGGTCGATCTGATCGCCCAGGTTGAGCGCCGTCTGGTCTGCGCCCGCCGCGACCGCTGCCTTCACGAACGCCTCGAACGCCTTGTCGAAGCTGGACCAGCCCTTCGCCTCCCATGCGGAGAGGTCCTTCAGGACGGCAGATAGATCGGGCGTGGCCGTGTTTTCGTTGGCCCCGGGCGCGGCCGCCTTGCCCGGGACGGGCGGCGGCGGTTCATGCCCGACCTCGCCGACGTGCCGCTCCCAGGACTTCTTCAGCGCGGCGAGCATCTGCGCCTCCATGACCGTGACCAGATTGCGCCATGCGTCCGAGAAGGAGCCCTCCAGGGCCTCCGTCTTCTCGTACCACTTGCCGTACAACTTGGCGTGCACGGCGTCGCTCAGGGGCGGCCTGCGCGCCTCCTGGGGCGCGATGGCGGCGGCCTGGCCGGCCTTCTGCGGAGCCGGCGGGGCGGGAGGACCGGGAGGCGTGCCCTGCTGCCCGGGCGGCTCGGACGGGGCCCCGGGCTGGGCTCCTGGAGCGGGCGGGGCGGCCGGTGCCGGCTCTTTGAACTCCGGGGCCTTGCCGTCCTCGAGGACAGTGACGAGGTCCGAAATAGCGGGGACGGCGATAACGGCGCCGTTCTTGTCGATGAACCGGAGCTCCTTGTCTTTGGTGTATGCCTTGAACCCGATTCCGCCGAGCGCCTGGAGAGCGGCGCCGAGGTTCATGGCGGCGGTGGATTTCTTGGAGGCCACATCGGCCTGCTCATTATCATCGAGCTCCCAAAGGGGCGCCCAATCAAATTCGTCGTCGCCCTCGGGGATTATCTTGTTGAGCGTGAGAAGTTTGAGCAATTCCTGGAGCTTGGGCTGGATAACATTTGTCTGCTCGTCCTTGACGGAATCTTTCCATTCCCCGACATTTACCTCGGAGCCCGTGACCGACCCGGCCTCGGTGCCGAGGAGCGCAACCTTTGAGCCGAGCGAGCCAGCGGCGAGGGTCTGGAGCAAGTAATCGCCGTATGGCTTTGGGTTGAGGACCGAGGTCGGACCCTGGAATTCCAGGGCGTAAGATTTCGGGAGCGTAAAATGGGATTTGACATCGATAAATTCCATGCTCTCGTCCGCCGCCTTGACCTCGTCATCATCGGCATCGTCCGGGACCGTCAGGGTCGGGAACGGTTTTGCCGTCGAGAACGGGACCTCGCCCATTGCGAAATCAAAGTTTTTCTTGACGGTGTACTTGTCATAGAGCGGCTCAAACATGCTGATGCCGGCCGGGTCGTCGTCGAGGAAATCGTTGCGCCAATGAATGAACCTGGAGGCGGGGACCTTGATTTCCTCGGTGGTCTCCTTGACCGGGCGCTCAATGGTGTAGGCGATGATGGCGCCGTAATTCTCTTTGAGCGGGTCCCGTTCTTGCCAAATGGCCTTAACCCTGGTCTTGGGGATGACATGGAGAAAATCAATGCCGGAGATATTGGTCGGCTCCTTGGTCGGGTCGTCCGGATTGCCCTCGACCCACCCGAGCACGATGAGGCAGTAACCATGGAATTTCATGGAGGTGTAGGCGCGTTTGTACATCTCCTTGACCTTGAGACGCTCGAACAGCTCCCGGACGGCTTTCTGTCTGGCCTCATTGGTCGAATTGTAGGTCAACCACCGATTGAACGAGGTCCCGGGCCATTTGGTAAGCGTCCTGAAAGCGAGCTCGTCCCGGCGGACGAGGTATAAGAGGTCCTCGGTTGTGACATCGACCGGGAAGGGCGAGTCCTGTTTGGTTGGGCGATCGCTGGTTTTCCGGGGCGAGGTCGGGGGGAAAAACGACTTGGACCGGCCGGAGTTGTATTTGATTGAGGTGGTCCGGCTTGAGGGTTTAGAAGAAGATGCACCGGGGCGGCCGGACCGTTTCGCCCCGTGACGGGGCGCGGCCTTCGCCGTGCTATTCGCCGGTGACCCAATTTCGGCCGCGCCCCCCATGCGGCGAATTATATATTGATTTCGATATATTAAGAAATTCGGCGTACGTCAGGAAACGTCAAAAACACGTCAGAAAAACAACACTGTTAATTATATAGCCTTGCGTTTTTTGGCCGAGTCGTAGGCCTGGCGAACGATGCGAGTCACCACCTCATTGGCGGTAATCATTTTCTTGCCGGCCTCGCGTCGGGATTTCTCCCATTCGTCTTCATAAAGCGGGCGAAGTTTTTCAATGAGTTCATCATCGAGGTAGACATGCGCCATCACAAGATCCTCCGGAAAGTCCGGTTCGTCTCCCGGAACGAGCGGTGGGCGATCTCCAGGCTGTCGGCGCGGTCCAGGCGCCGGCCGCCCGGGAAATTGATGAGTTGGTGGACGAGCTCCTGCTGGCTGAGGTGGAAGTGGATCTGGCCGGCCTCGATGGGCACGCAGAGGGTGTCGATGCGGGCGATCTTGTCCTTGCCCTCGGTGGTCAGCCCAAAGGCCGGCAGGTCCAGGACCTTGAGCTCGGAGACTAAATCGGCCTGGGCCCCGACATCCTCGACGAATATCTTGCGCGGGTGCCAGCGGCCGAACGAGGCCAGGATCTGGCGCCGGCGCTCGACCGGGTCCCAGACGCCGGCGATGCTCTCGAGGACATATTCCCAATTGACCGTCTTGTCGTGGCCGAGGACCGTGATGGCGGTCTCGGAGCCGATGTCGGTCTTGCCGGTGGCCGGGTCGATGGCCATGTGGATGAGGAGGCGGGCCTGGAGGCCGGGCGAGAGGGGAAGGTCGTAGTACCGGAACCAGTCCGGCTTGATGCGGGTGTTCTTGAGACTCGAGGGGTCGCAGAGGAACCGGAGCCCAAAGGCGATACTCCCACCCTTGTCCAATACCAATTGCGGCAGGTCCACTCCGGACCAGCGCTCTGGATAAAGCAGTTCGTACTCCATTCCGTGCCAAACGACGTTAGGGTACTGAGAGAAGTCCTGGGGCCGCTCATATCGGTGGAACGGATAGATATGCGTCTCCCAACCCTCGGCCATCAACGTCATATGCAAGTCGAGCTGGTGCCACAGGGAGCCGACCGCGACGACCGGTGGGCTGCCGTTGAGCCGGTCCAGGAATGTCATCTTGAGCCAGTTCAGGGCGTCCTCCCGGACGGCCTCGGAGGTTGTGGACCGCTCGTCGACGACATCGTCCAGGTAGCCCATACCGGCCCGGAGGCCCTCCATGTTCGTGCCGAGCGTGACCCCGACCCAGCTCGCATCCCGGCTCGCTGGCGTCCAGCCGGGCACCATGAAGACCTCGTCGGAATCCTTCCAGCCCGTTTGGTGCGATTCCTCCTTCAGGCGCTCGGCACCGTGGACCTTAGCGATGGCATCTCGGAGGAAGGCCCCGGTGCGCTTGACGACTTTGTCAGAGGCGGAGGCGAATAGCAGGTGCGGGTCGTCGCCTAAGAGGTCCTGGACCATGTGGAGCCCGATTACGGTGCTCTTCAGGCAGCCGGGCGCCGTGAGGATGACGGTCTTCTTGCCGGCCGCCTTGTTGGCCCGGATGATCTCATAGATGCGCCGGGCGTGGGCGGGCAGGGGCCTGGCCCCAATGACCTTGCACAAATAGTCGACATCGGTCCGGGCCCGGAGGATACGGGCCTTCTGGGCGATGATCTTGGTGTAGGCGTTCATCGGGGCTGGTCATCCCCCATCTCGGTGATCGCTTTCAGGACCTCGGCCCGGGCGGCCTCGCCCAGGCGCGGCAGGAGATGGGCCAGGAAGGCCTCCGCCTCGGCCTTCACGGCGCCGGCGTAGACGCTCGTGTCGAAGGCAGCAGGGCCGTCCTTGCCCTCGCCGAGCAGGGCCTTGGCCATGGCCTCGGCCTGGTCGATGCCCCGCAGGAAGGGCTCCGTGGCCCGTACGAGGCCGATGAAGAACTTCTCGTCGGATGGCGTTATCCTCGGGGGCTTGACGCCAGGTTGCGGGTCGGCGGCCTGGTCGAACTTCCGCTTGTAGGCCTTGATGCGGGCCTCCAAGAGTGCCAGGTAAACAACCCGGCGATGTATAGTGTCGAGTTTAGTTTTGTTTAGTTCCGCGGCCTTGGCGTCCTGCGCGACACGTATTATATGTTGCTGGGCCTCAGATTGTTTAATTTTGTCGCTCGAGGGTTTAATTCTTCCTTCCAATATTTCTTTGGAAATTTGGCTAACCCTTCCCTTGGATATTTTGTATTTCTTGGCCAGTTCCGTGACCCGGTATTTCTGGCTCAGGATGTCGAGGCCCAGTTGGCGCTGCTGCTCCTTGGAGAGGGTGGTCATTTCGATCGCTTCTTGAAATTATGGTATCGCTCGACGATGACGTCCACATAGGCCGGGTCGAGCTCCATGACGAACGCCGTCCGGCCCAGCTGCTCTGCGGCGATGAGCGTGGAACCCGAGCCCCCGAAGATGTCCAGGACGAGCTCCCCGGGCCGGGACGAGTTCCGTATCGCCCTGGCGCAGAGAGCGATGGGCTTCTGGGTCGGGTGGACATTGTCATTGATGGCGGGCTGCGGGATGCTCCAGAGGGTCGACTCATTCTTGGGGCCGTACCAGCGGGACTTGCGTCCGGTGGGCTTGGCGCCCTCGCCGGCGTAGACGATGATCTCGTGCTGGGGATGGTAGCGCGCCCAGGTGAGCGTGGGGTGGGTCTTGGCCCAGATGATGTCGACCGCAAAATAGATGCCGAGATCGATGAGCGCGGCGCGGAGGTTATGGAGGGTTTTGCTGGCGTAGCAGATATAGAACGAGGCGGTGTCCTTGGAGAATTGCAGGAGGCGGTGAAGGAAGGCGGTGCAGAAGGCGGTGTTGTCCTCGAGGTCGTCGTTCTGGATCCGGCGCCACTTCCTCGTCCTGCAGGGCTTGCCCTTCTTCCAGCCGGCGAGCTCGGAGCTCTGGTAGTCGATGCCGTAGGGCGGGTCCGTGAAGACCATGTCGGCGAGCTGGCCCTTCATGAGAATGCGCATGTCGGCCTCGCTGGTGGCGTCACCGCACATAACCCGGTGGGGGCCGAGCTTGTGGACCTGGCCCTTGCGGGTCCGGGCGGTCTCGGGCGGCGCCGGCGCCGTGTCCTCCACGACGCCCAGGTCCTGGGGGAGGATCTCCAGGTACTCCTCTTGCGTGAACCCGGTCGACTCGAGGTCCAGGCTGGGGACGGTGAGCTCCTCGAGGTCGTTGTCCGTCTCGAGAATGATAAAGTCGAGGTCTGCCTGCAGGAGCTCGAGGTCCCATCTGCCCTGGAGGTTGGGGTTGTTTAGCGCGATGTTTAGCGCCGCGTCCGTGACCGGGTCGGCGTCGATGATGCGGATGTCATCCTTGTGGACCCAGGTCTGGTGGAGGACCTTCTCTAGTGCCTGCAGGCGCTGGTGGCCCCCGGTGACGTGCTTGAGGCGGGCGTTGAAGATGATGGGGTCGACGAGGCGGAAGCCGTTCTTCGTCTTCCAGCCCTTCATTGTGGCCGTGTATTCCTGGATGGAACGGGCGAGGCGCTTGAGGTTGTCTTCATCGATCTGGCGCGGGTTCTTGTCCCAGGCGGGGAGCGTGGAGATCGGGACCTGGTGGGGGTCGGGCATAGAGGATCACGCCTTGTCGTCGTCCTTCCCCGGCCGGTTCTGGGTCCAATGTTCGAGGAGTGCGCCCTGGGGGATGAATATCTTCACGAGGAGCGGGGTGTTGTCGGCTAACTCCTCGATGCCCAGGGCGTCGGCGAGGTGCTCCATGCCGAGCTCCTTGAGATTGGAGAGGTTGAGGTTCATGGTCCCGAGGCGCTTGCCCTCGTCGTCGTTGGGGAGGTTGGCGAAGATAGAGATGACATGGGTTCCCCCGCCCTTGCTGTGGTGGGCGATGTCCTTGATCTCGGCGCTGAGGAGGAGGCCCTCGCCCGAGGGGGCGGCCGCCGGGGGGGCGACCGGCTTGCCCTCGAGGTCTGTCTGGCCGGCGGCCATGGTCAGCCTCCCTTCTTGGCGGCCTTCTTGGCATTCTTCACTATCGCCCTTACTTCCTTCTCCTCCATGAACAGGGTCGCATCGTGGGTCGTGTCCTGCATGATGGCGGTGTAGTCCCGGTGGACGGCGAGGACCTCATAGACGGTGTTGTTGTCCATGGTCGTCTCGAGGACCTTGCCCTTGCTCAGGGCGATGTGGTCCACGACCAGGCGCTCCAGCTCGTGCCGGGCGATCCCGGCCGGCGTGACCTTGGCGTCGATTGCCTTCTCCAAGTCCCAGAGCCGGGTCCGGTGCTCGAGCACGCCCTCATTGTCCCCGCCCCAGCCGCCGACCTGCAATGTGGCGTCGGTTGCGTGCTTCGCCTTCTTCGCGCCTGGGGGCGTGAGCACCATCGTGGGCCACTTGGGGAGCTTCTTGCGGTCGACCTTGAAGGTGATAGAGAGCTCCTCATCGCCGTCATCATCGCCGAACTCCTCGCCGATCTGGATCATCGTGGCTGCCTTGGCCTTGGTCACGAGCTTGGCGAGGTGGTCGAAATAATCCTGGATGGCGATGTTGCTGAGGTGGTCCTTGCTCTCGACCTTGACGACGCTCTCGCCGCCGGGGACGGTCTTCTCCCGGCCGGAGACATTCCCGTCGAGCGTGGTTTCCCTTTCCCGGACGGAGCCCTTCACGAGGTCCCAGTGCTCGTAGCACTTGCTGCACTGGACCTTATTCTTCCTCAGGTCCATGCTGTAGCCATCGGAGGCTGGAGGATTCCCGCATTTGGGGCACTTGGGGAACTTGAGCTTGTCCCCGAGCTGCTGCAGGTGCTTGGCCAGGGCTTCAATCTTGGCGCGCTTCTTGACGAGCTCGTCGGCGCTCGCCTCCACCGCCTTCGCCGTCGGGGCCCGGCCGAATTGAGCCTGCTGTTTGATTTCCTTGAAGAGTTCCAGCTGGTCACCCTGGTGCTTGAGCTTGAGGAACCCTTCCTCCGCCATGGTGGCGGAGATCGTGCCCTCCTGGACGGCCGCCTGGACGCGCGGCTCGAGCTCGAGCAGCTGGACGCGGCGCAGGACCCAGCTGGGAGATCTCCCGACCTGCTTGGCGATCGCCTCGGGCTTCATGTGCATCGTGTCCATGGCCCGTTTGAAGGCGCTGGCATCTTCCATGGGCGTCGGGTCCCGGCGCTCGATGTTCTCGGTCAGCGCCAGGACGAAGGCCTGCTCGTCGGTGGCGTCGATGACGTGCGCGGGTATCGTCGGGGCCTTCAGCTTGCAGAAGGCCAGATAACGGCGGTGGCCGCAGATGAGCTCCCAGCCGGTGCCCTTCGGCCGCACCAGGACCGGGTTGATCAGCCCCTGGGTCTTGATGGATTCCGCCAGGCCGTCGACGTCGGCGTCCTTCAGGTCCCGCATCGCGAACACCGGCAAAAGCTCGATGCTCTTGATGGCAACTTGCACTAACTCGTATCCCCTGTTCTTTTCCTTTCCCATATCAAACACCTTTCCCTTTTCTATTCTCCTGACTAATTATCCGATGACAATCAGCACAGAGCCAGACCACCTCGAGAGGCTTCGTATAATCGGGATGGTGACCTTCGATTGGTCCTACTTTCCTGCAGGCGGAGCACTCTTTTGGTTTTACCAACCGCCCTCTCATTATAGACATGCGAACCCTACCTTGGGCTCGGATTTTCTCTGGGCGAAAAAGCCGCTCTTGGTGTTCTTGCTCGGCAAGATATTCTCTATTATCTCTTCGCCATTTTCTTGTCCGTTCGTTATCGTGCTCTCGATTTATTCGATGCAACCTTGATTGGAGTTCGAGCCTTTCTGCGCGATGTTCTCGATAATGTTTTCTTTGGTATTTACGCAGAGTTTCCTTATGTTCTCGTCGGTATTTTCTATTATATTCGAGTTTCTCTGCCCTGGTCTTCATCCATTCACCAATCCTTTTTCAGGTAAACTTTGTTCTCAATACCGAGTTTCTTGACTGTGTCGATGACCCTCTCCTTGGCCGCTGGCCAATTAATTGTTTTTGCGTATTCGTGATAATTTAGGCGACCGACTTTGAACTCATCCACGAAATCTGCTGTTTGCTCGAGAAACCAGATCGTATCCTCGACATGGATAATGGGTTCGAGGGAGGCCCATGTCCTGATACCCTCATTGTGGGCGAGGACCAGCGCCCTTAATCGCTCCCTGTAGTCGCCGCACCGAGGCTCCCAGAATTGTTGTTCCGCCACGGTATTAACCGTAAGGGTCACCCCGAACCTGGCGCGGCCCCTGGCCATCAAATCGAAGTCCCGCGGGGCCCGGTCGCCCTGCTTCGTGAGGATGGCGAACGGGGCGTCGTGCTCCACCATCAGCTTGAGGACCTCGCGGGTGAGCTCGAGCCCGATGTCCAGGTCCTGGTAGGGGTCGCAGATGAACGAGAGCATGATGGGGTCGACCGCGCCCGTGAACGCCGGCAGTTCCTTGCGCAGGCCCTCGAGCATGCCCTTGCGGGCGTAGGGGCGCCCGTGGAAGCGCTCGGGCGTGGTGTGGCAGAACGCCGGACCGTAACAATAAATGCAGCCGCCCGGGCAGCCCCAATAATCGTTGCAGGCGAAATGGGCGAACTCGTAGGCCTTGCCGGCAGGGGTGTAAATGAAGGTCATTTCATATTCCTCCAGTTTCCCTTCATCCTCTTGACCCATTTCTGAAAGTGGGATTTCTTGCGGGCCTCGCGCCGGGCCTTCCTTTTCTTACGGGCCTCGATCACTTCCTTGGTCGGGGGCGGGGCCCGGTCCTGCTGGGCGGTCTTCCTGGCCTTCTCCGCCCGGCGCCGGCGCTCCCGGACCTCCGGAGACCGGGGCTTGTTGGTCCAGCCGCAGCGGGAGCACTTGGACCATTTACCACCCCTCGATAGGAGGTTGCCGCAGATCCTGCATTTCCTCGGTTTCTTTCCGTGGGTCATAATCATCCCCACCCGAACTGAGTGCAGAGAAATTCGGTCGGGGTCAGATGCACCCGCTCGAAGACCCGGTACAGCAGATCCCGCTTGAGGCCCTCGGGGGCGATGGCATAGAGTTTGCAGCCCCGGCCGGCGGCGAAGCCGATTTCGATGTGCGTGCTGTTCCCGGCGGGGAAGATGGCCACCAGGGCCTCGCAGGACTTCAGGGCCTCGATGTCCTTGTGGAAGTGCTCGACGACGATGGGGTGGTTGAACCACTCGTGGTCGGGGAGCTCGTCCCGGCCGTCCCGGAGGGCGTCGAGCTTGGAGTCGGGCTGCTCGCAATCCTTCCAGTTGAACGAGTGGTGGGTGAAGTCGTAGACATCCTCGCCCAGCTCGCGCATTCTCTTGATGAGGTCGACGACCTGGGCTGCGTTCTTCCAGCTGCTCGCAACATACCATTTCATTTCTTGTCCCTCCAATCTCTGAACTCCTCGATTTTCTCGGTATCCTTCGGGTCATAAACCTGAGTGCCGCAACTGGGGCAACGATTCAGATCCGAGGAGAATGCCATCCTGCATTTCGGGCAGGACTTGATGCCGGCCATGGTCACGGTCGGACCTCCTTCCTGTCCCAATCCGATTCATCGTCCAAGGGATTTGATGAAGCAGAGCGCCACCTCCGGACCTTGCGCATTGGGGCCGGGGATGGCGGCTTGTGGTTCCTCGGCCGAGCGTCCGGGCCGCAGTGCCGGCAGAGGACCGTAGGATCGAGCCGGAGCATCCCGCAGTTGGGGCAGGTCGGGGAGAAGTTGGTGAGGTAGACGGGCGCCCGGGCAGGCGCATGGACGGCGGGCTGCGGAGCCGCCTTCATTGCCTGTTTCATAGCTGGGCGGGGTTTTGGTTTTATAACTTTCGCCAAGCGTTCAATGGCCTTCTTGTCCTTCATCACATGGTCGACCGCCACCTTAATGGCGCGGCGCACGGCCGGCGCTGGCGTCGGCTCGCCCAACATGATTATCTCGTTCAACAATTTCCGGGGCCGGCCAGCCTGGAGTTTGTGGCGCTTGAGATTGATTGATTCCGCCCTGGTCACGACCCGCAAGTTGGCGGGGTCGTCGTTGCTGGGGTTGCCGTCCAGGTGCAGGACGACGTCGTTGAATGTCAGAGGCCGGCCGGCGAGCTGGGCGCCGATCGTCCGGGCCCGGCTGATGTACTTGGCGGCGCCGCACTTGTGGCGCTCCTTGGATCTGATGTAGATGTAGCCCTGGGCGTTGAGGATGCCGCCGTTGAAGTTCGGAGGAATATTGCCCTTCTTGAAACTGCCGCCGTTCGGCTTGCAGATGCCGAGACCTTTCTTTCCGGCTGTCCAGGGAATGTGGCCCTTGTGGAAGCGGCCGCTGTTGTCCTCCTGCAGGCGGGAGAGGTGGCCGGAAGCGTAGTACGGCGGGGGATGGTCGGGCATCGCCCGAACATGCTTGTGATTATGAGTGTGGAGTGGATAATGGAGGACCTGCCCACAGCCGCAGCCGCAGGGGCCTTCGATGCTGAAATCACGGAATATCTTCCTGTACCAGGATCTCTTTCCCCTTGTGACATCTCCCAGAATGAGTTTCCATTTGCCTTCGAGGGAATGAACCTCGTTGAAGTGGTTCCTGAGCTGGCGAGGGGTATAACGCCGGCGCTTACCTGCGTGATTCTCATCCGTGCAGAAAGGGCAGTTGGATTTCTCGTTCGAGAATAACTTGAGGTAGGGCTGCATTAGAGAGCCCCCTTTTCGAATCCGAGGATTGATTTCTGAGCCCGGAACTCCTTCCAATACCTATCACCGTTTCCGGTCCCGGGGAAAAGGTCCGTGTACTCATCAGCTGGAGTGGCTCCCAACATCTTGAACATCCAGAAATAGAAGTCTTTGGGCTTCTGGCCATGGAGGGAGCTCGAGCATTTCATCCCCCGGTCGAAGATGGGTGGCTTCGACTCGATGTAATCCTTGATGAAAAATGGGCTGCGCCGGCCGGTCCTCGCCGGCATGACTATGAGCGGTTCCCAGGCGTAGATTGGAGCCGTGTTGCTGTGCATTGAATTATATGGCTTCGTCCACGCACATACGCGTACCTTCTCGGGGCAGAGGGGCAGAATCGCCCAGAGGTCCTTGCTTCCGGTGGAGAGTGCCCATCCATCGAAATTATCTATCAAACCCTGAACGAGGATTTGATGGCTTACCTCTTGCGAGCCATAATGTCGCTTGGCGCTCCCTGGATATGGCGGGTCTGCATAGGCTATTTTCATTCGAGCTTGCCCTCCTGGATCTCGCCGATGACGAGCTCGCCGTCCCGCAGGAAGATGGGGATGATGTTCAGGGCCCAGATCTTGCGCTTGCCCCGGGCACCCTTCAGAGCCCAGCCGTGGACCTCGAAGAAGTTGCCCGCCTCGAGCCAGGTCCGGAGGGTGGGGAGGGCGGCCGCCTTGGTGACCCGCTTGGATTCATTGTCGGCGGTGGTGGACTGGACGCCGAGGACGCCCTGGACGTGCTCGCGGACGGCCACGATGTCGATGCACCCGAACAGGTCGACCCGCTGGTGGATCGCCTGGATCCACCGCTCGACGACGCCGGCCTTGTATCCCATGCCCCTGAGGTACTCGAGGCTGCGGGCGGTGGGGGAGCCGCTCACTTCCGTCCCTCCTCGCACTCAAGGCCTTTGACGCAGCGCTCCGGCTGGCAGCTGCCCCGATCCTTGCAGGGCATCCCGGTCTTGTCCAGCGAGCTCCTCCGCGCCTCGACCTTCTCGGGGTGGCAGCGCGGGCAGGCGCGCTTGCCCGGGGCGATCACGGGCCGGTAGGTCCCGCACTTGCCGCAGAACGGGGAGGCGGCGATCAAAGGAACCTCGGGACGGCGACGACGTATTCCATCTTCAGAACGGTCCTCGGAGGCCGGGTGTCTTTTCGAAGGCGGCCGAGGAGGTTCTTCTTCCGGTCGGCCTTGCGCTTCGAGTGCGCCGTCCACGCCTTCCATTTGTCATTGGTGTCAACGGCCTCGAAGTTCTGGCCGTCGGAGCAGCTCCTGCAGGGCCCGGTGAAATAGGAGGCCTCGCCGCAGATGGGGCAATGGAAGTACTGATGATCGCGGACCCGGGCGCTATGGGGGAGGTGCAGGAGGATCTCCAGGCCCCGGTCGAACTCGATGAAGAACGGCGCCGGGATGTGGGCGACCATCCAATCCGTCCAGGTGACCTCGACCAGGTCGTAGTGGACCTGGTCCTTGAAGGCCCTGAGCTGGACCTCCTGGCCATACTTGCAGTCGGCGAGCCTCTGCTCCTGGCTGGTGAAGACGAGCTGGGTCCGGGCCCGAGCCTCGGCCCGGGCGGCGGTGACGCTGGCGACCTTCATGCCCCATCACCTTCCACGACACGGACGTCAGCCCAGCCTTCGAGCTGAAGCATCTCAACGAGGATCTGCAGGAGCCGGTCCTGGCCGGGCCGGACCTCGGACTGGCGCGTGTACTCGCGGCCGTTGATTGTGCGGCGCTCCTTGGCGCCGGCGAACTGCCTTGCCGCCCGGGGGTTCGGGGGCCCCGAGGCCCAGATGGCGATCATGAGGCGAGCCTCCCGTAGGGCCAGTTAGTGCACTTCGCACAGGATTCGACCCCGATCTTCTTCTGGCAGGCCTCGATATTGGACTCCAATTGGCTCTGGCGGGCGCCGTCATGCGGCGACAATAGCGGGCAGGTATCCTCGACCAAATCATCATCCTCCTCGTCCTTGTCTTCGAAAAAAGAAAAAGGGCCCGGCGCGGCCGGGCCCTCAAACTCCGTGGGAAAAAGCCTGGTACCTGGTGATGCACCCTTCTTTGAGGGCGGAATGGGCCGAGGCGGGTTCGTTCCTCCGTCGGTCATGGGTGCATCTCCATGTACTTCGGGCCCTTAGGTCTTTGGGGCGGTTGGGCGAACAGGGCCTGGAGCTTGTCGTAGCTGTCGTCCGGGCGGAGGTCAACATACCACCTCTGCGTGGTCGCCACGGATGCGTGCCGCAACAGCCTGCTCGTCGTCTCGATCGTGGCCCCGCAGTCCATGAGGACCTGGCCGTAGCTCGTCCTGAGATCCTTGGGGGCGATGTCCACGCCGGCCTCCTTGCCGATCCGCGAGAACATCTTCCGGACCTGGTTGGAGGTCACTGTCTCGCCGCTCTCGCGCATCCCCGGCCCGGCGAGCTCCGGGAAGAACCGGGGATGGCCCTGCCGCCCGAGGTGCGCCTCCCGGAGCTCGAGGAAGCGCTCCACATGCGGCCTCACGGGCGGGAGCAGCGTGGTGTAGTCGGGAACCGTTTTGCTGAAGCCCACCCGGAGGCGCCAGCAGTACCGCTCCAGGTCCGCATACTGCAACGCCCGGAGCTCCTTGGGCCGGACGCCGAAGCCCGCGGCGAATGCCACGAGGCCGTAGGCGACGACATCCCACCAGGCGTCGGACTTCTCCGCCCGGACACGAGCGACGTCCAGGAAGGCCAGGACCGTCTCGAGCCGGAACGACCTCTTGCCGGCCTTTCCGGAGCCGTGCGGGAGCCACTGCGCTTTCACCGGGTGCGCCCTGAGCTGGCCGATGATGGCGTTGCCGGCGAGGGCGCAGAGCTGCGACATGATGCCGAGATACTTGAGCATCGTGCCGGGCTTGAGGCCCTGCTCCTTGAGGTGGCCGAAGAGGTTCATGATGTCCCTCTCGCCCATCCCGGCGGGGTTCCGCGTGGTCAGCCTGCCGCCCTCGTGGAGGCTCCTGACGATCTTCCCCAGGTGGCGGAGCTTGCGTTCCCGCTCCTGGGCCGTTCCTTCCTGCGTCCTGCTCCAATCCGCCCTCTCCTGCACTAACTGTCGGGAGTAGGCGAGCCAGGGGTTGCGCCCCACGGCCTCCACGCTCCCGATGCCCTTTCCTTTTCCCACGGAGACCTGCGGTATGTTTGGGTCACCGACATTGGTCTCGGGGTTGGGGAGGGCGATGGATTCACTTATAGTTTATCACCTTTTATTTTCTCTCGATGTACTTGGCGTGGAGATTCTCGCATACGCATTGGATGGCCTTGACCATGGCCATCTCTTCTTTCGTCAGTTCCAGGGGCGGGTGCGAGAGCCAGGAGTCCAGCTGCCACCACATCTCTTTGTATTGGCTCAGTTCCTCCTCGGCTTGCATTTTCTTTTTTTCCTTGTCATACTGCTCGTACCTAAGGCGGGTCGACTCTTTCAACGATAGGGTCTTGACCAATTCAAATCACCTCTCGACCACTATTGACTTTCCTGTGATATATGACTTCGTGAATGTCGGCCGGCTGCCGCCCGGCCGCCCGGGCCAGCTTGGCCCGGACCTCGGGGCTGAAGACGCTGGAGGGCCAGGGGTTGGATTTCATTTATTCCACCAACACCCAGAGGGTTTTCCATCCCTTGACTTTCCTGCAGGACGGACACTTGGGATTGAGGCCATCACTCGCGGCGATGTTGGGATCAAATATTGCCCCGCAGTTCAGGCACATGGCCAACGGTATTGATTCATGTTTCTTGTCCTTCATAGTTCTCACCCATATCCTATATTATCCCCTGGCCCCGGCGGGGGCTTGTATTCCTGGCTGGCCCCCATGGCGGCTTGGACCGTGACTTCGATCTTCGGCGTGATGGCCTTCTCGACCTTGTCGGCTATGACATCGGCGAGGGCGGGCATGGCCTCCTGGAAGGTTTCGGTGGCGATGCCCTTCATGATGGACGGGAGCTTCTTCTCGAGACCGTAGAGCTCGTCCTGGAGAGCGGTGAGGAGCGTTGGCGCATTGGCCCAGTTGAGGATCTTCCGGAGGCCCTCGGAGCGCTGAGCCGGCCGGAGCAGGAACTCGATCTCGGCGTACTTCTTGGACTGGTCGATGGTGATGGTGGTGCCGTCATCAGCCTTGATCTTGAGCCAGCCCTTGAAGGTGCCGCCAATGTCAGGGAGGGGAAAGGCGACATGGAGCTCATCGGGCTCGGGGAGGCCGAACTGATACCCGTAGTTCTTCTGGAGCCAGTTGGCCACGCGCAAGGCGTCCTCCTCGAGGTCCCGGCCCAAGGCCTCCTGCAGGGCCTGGCGGTCGTGGACGCTTTCCTCCGGCAGCCAGATGCGGATGCAGTGGCCCGGGAACTCCTGGAGCGTGACTATCCCGATGTCATCGAAAAGGACCTCTGCGGGCTTGTACCAGTCGTCTCCGTGGACGTTCTTGATGGGCGTGCCCCAGCGGAGCAGGTCCAGTTCCGGCCGCCTGCAGGCGCCCTGCTGGATCGTGAACTTGACGGCCCGGTGATGGACCCTGGCGAAGTGGTCCAGGGCCACGGGCGGGGCTGGCCTGACATCTTCCTCGTGGGCCTCGTCCTTGGCCACGGCCTCGACCTGGCCGGCCTGGCCGGGCGTGTCCATGCCTGCCGCTTCGGGCCCCGCCTTGGCCCCGTCCTGGCCCTCCTGGCCCGCTTTGCTGGATTGGCCCGGCTCCTGCTCCGGTCCCGGTTCTGGCCCTGCCACGGGCTCGGGCTTGGCCTCGTCCACAACCTTGTCGCTGAGGCTGGGGGAGGAGGGGGTTCCCACCGCCTTGTCATGAGAGCTGGTGCCACGGCCCCCAGCAATCGATGGTTTTGAAAAGTTTCCTGAAAAGTTTCTTGCAGAGTTTTGGCCCAGCTCGGATTTGTATCTGAGGCCCGTGGCCGTGGTCTCATAGATCGCTGGCGATTTCCCTATTCGCCGGAGGGCGCCCTCTGCTACGAGTTGGTTAATATAATTATATGCGGTTCTCTCGCTGAGGCCTGAGAAGAGGATGGATTCAGGGGCCGATAATCGGTTCTTGGACCCGTTGCCAAAGGCGAGCAAATTATACAGAAGTCGGAGCTTCAACTCACTCCTCATCGGCCCTCGTTTCCCCAGAACTAACCACCTCTAATTGAAAAGTTTCCTGCAAGGTTATTTTCGGGCTTTTTGGCCTTCCGGGCCCGGGCCTGCTGGCCCAGGGTCTTGGGCTTGACCTCGACAAAATCTTCAATGTGGCTCTGCCTACGTCGCTCGTTTATTTGGGTCACCCTTGCCTATGGCCCGCCCGGCGCCTCGAACGCCGGCGTCCCGCCTGTCGGGGACGGGCCTACGACTTCTCTTGGTAGACGAGCTTATTGAGGTAGGGCCTGGTCACGGCCTCGATCTCGCAGGGGACCGCCTTCATCTCCCCGCGCCTTCGGAGTCTCTGATAGAATCCCGGGCTCGGCCCTCCGAGGTTGTTTATCCTGTCGATGGCTTCTTTCCGGGTGGGGGCGACTGAGCACAACAATGGAAACCAGTCGTCCCGGAAGGCCTTTCGCATCACTATCCAACCATGCGTGTATGTAGTCACCACCATCACTTCACCTCCAAGTTGAGTTCGATGTACCGGCCCCGGAACTTTACGTCGGCCTTCCGGACGTGGATGTTGATCGTGTTGTAGTCCCGACCGACCTCGACGGTCCCGAGTGGCCCGAGGTCGAGCGTGATTCCCTCGCCGTCCGTCAGGCTCACCTTCCCCTTCGCCGTGCTGTCCCATACCAAGTCTCTCACCGCCCCTCCGCTTCGTGCTGTCTGCCGGCGTCGTACGCTCGCTCGTTGGCCTGGTCCCTGTCGGCCTGGCCATCGATGTGCTGCTCCAGGGCGGCGTCGTCGGCCTTCTGCTTCGCCTCGGAGTCCGGAATAAGACGGATCCAACCGATCTCCGCCTCCTCGACCAGACACTGGTCCATTGCCTCCATGACCGCGTCGGTCACCTCGTCCCGGGTGCACCTGGTCTCGAGCTGGACGCGCTCGCAGAGGGGAATCCAGAGAAGTCCTCTTGGAAGTCCGGAGGCTTTGAGGGTCTTGATGATGGATTCGATGATGAGCTGCTGCTCCATTCAGACCACCACCGGGCAGTTCCTCGGCCGAGGATCCCGGCTGCAGCGCTTCCGGGGCGTTCCGCAGAACTTCGAGCGGCAGGGCGGGGCGTCGTGCATGAGCTTGGTCTTGTAGCCATTCGAGATGTAGGGGAGGTGGACGACGATCATCTACGGGCCTCCTATGGGGCGGTCGGCGCAGTTCGCGCAGTCCCTCTCCTCCGCGCAGTCTTCCGGGGCGCATCTCCCGGACTGCGGGGTGGGATTGCGCCGGTGGTTCTTGATGCAGAGAAACATGCAGAAGTAGGTCCGCCTCAGGATGCATGGCTGGTCTGTCGTGCATGGCCGGCCTTCGACATGGGGCACCGGCTTGGCCTCCTCCCGGAGCCGCTCGAGTTCGCCCTGTTGGTCTGAGATGATGCGCCGGTCCTGCGCTCGCTCGGCCTCCGCCTTCTTGAGGTCGGCTTCGAAGGTGGCCCGGACGCGCTTCATCTCGTCGATGACGGGATAGAGCCCGAGGCGTTCCCGGTCGACCTGTTCGATTTTGTGCTGGAGTTCGGCGACCTTCTTGCTGTGGTCGTAATTGGCGTTCGCCAATTTGTCAGTCCACATTTCCTCGTGTTTCTTCAGCTTGTCCTCGAGGGCGGCGATGACCAGGTCCTTGTCGATTATCAGGTTGGGCGGGGAGTTCGGGACCCCTGCGAACTTGTCCTGGTGGTATTCCCTGGCGCTCTTGGCCAGGGTGTCGAGGCCATGCGGGCACGGCGCTTCCTTCGGTCTTCCGCATCCTTCCTGGGCCCCGAACATCGTGAAGTGGTCGCAGGAGAAGCAGTTCGGCGGGAGCTTGTTGTTGGGCGCCGGCTCGGTGAGGAGGCGCTTGCCTTTCGTGTCGGTCTCGTAGATTTCCGAGACCGTGACCTCCCAGCGCCGCCACTTGTATCCGAGGATGAAGTGGTCCGGGACGCAGAGGCGCCCGGCCGGGGTCTCGATGGCCTTGTAGGAGGCGCCCCGGATCTTGAGGTGGTCGAGGTCTGCGCCATCAAAGATCGTCGGCGTGACGTTGTCGGCCATCAGTACCACGCTCCCCCGCCCTTGCTGCGGTCGCCGAGCTCGGCCAGTTTATCCAGTGCGTCCAGGAGCACCTTCAGGCTCACATCGTCGAGGTCCTCGATCTGCTCCTTCCCCTTTCCTGTCAGGTACTCCCGAACGCACCGCTCCCCGCCTTCCTTGTGCTTGCGCCGGGCATAGGCGCCCCGGACCCGCTTGTCCCTGATCTCCAGGGCTCTCGGGTCCGGCGGGCTCGACGCCGGCGCTGCCGGTCCCTTCGGCTTTGCGGAGGTCGAAGAATTATCCGGCGGCGCCGGCTTTGTCTCCGTTGGCGAAGGCGGGGAGCTTGAAGGCCCAGGGCCGGCCTCGCCGGCCGGGGCTGGGGGCTGGTCTTTAGGGGCCCCCTGCGGTGCCTGGACAGCAGCAGGGGGCTGGGTAGTTCTATCCGGGGCGGATGGGCCCGCCAGTGTGAGGTCGTTGAATCTCCTGAGAAGGTCGAAGGCGATGGCGGACTCCAGGGGGTTGTCCGTGGAGAAGGTGATGGTGATGGTGGCCAGTTCAATCCCCCCTCGTGTGCCTGGCGCTTTCCTGGACCCAGCCGTCGTGCTCCCTCCAGCTGGGATCGTCCGCCCACGGCCGGCGGGGGTCCGTGGCGGCGCCATGCTTCTTGCCGCCCTGGACGAAGCCGGTGAGCGGGGCCTGGGCCGCGGCCTTGCGCTGGGCGGCGAGGTGCTCCTCGTAGGTCATGCGGGGCATTCAGACCGCCTCCGGATGTCGGAGATCCATCAGGCCCCAGACCTCGTCGAGCATCTTCCGCATGGCGAAGTCGTGTTCGCCGCAGAGGCCCCGGGTCTTCGTGGACTTCAACTTGCCGTCGGGTCCCCGCTCCCTGCGCCTGTAGACGGCCTGGGAGGGCTTGCCGCAGAGTGGGACGCAGCAGGTTGGCCAGCGCATCTACTTCGCCCCCTTGGGGTCGAGGGCCCGGTCTCGGACCTGCTGGACGGCGTACTGCATGACCTCGATGGCGTTGTCGACCTTCTTCTTGCCATCCTCGGGGGCCCGGGCGTTGTAGTAGATCTTCTGGCGGCAGGAGGCCGGCCCGAACTCCAGGGAGTCGACCTGGTCGTTCTCGGTCCGGTGGACGTGGTTGTACTGGCCGAGGACCAGGGGCGCGGGCGCCGCCGGCGCCGGCGGGGCGGCCGGCTGCGGCTGCTGCTCGTCGGCCATTCATCCCACCTCCAGGGTGCGGGCGGCCGCCCGCAGCGCCTCGATCCAGGCCTTGACGGGCTTCCGGCGGATGGCGTTCATGCGCCCGTCGGGCCAGACCTGCTCGCCCAGGACCTGGCCGATGGCGAACTGGTGGTCCATGGCGGATAGGCTCGGGTGGTATTGCATCCAGCCGACGAACTTCCCGGCCTCGGTCCAGGCGGCGTAGAGGCTGGCCCCGAAGCCCTGGGCGGCGTAGACGATGAGGCCCTTGATCTTCGGGGCGTCGATGGATTTGAGCCCCACGGGATAGACCTGGCACCGGAACAAGCGCAGGTACTCGACCTGGGCCCATCGGACGAACTCGCCGGCGTTGGCCGGCTTGCGGCGCCGGACCTGGTCGTCGTCGTCGCCCCAGACCACGGCCGGGTCGTGGTCGTAGAGGAAGGCCAGGGCGTCCCGGATGTGGGCGTCGACCTCAGAGATCGCCACCTCGCCGATGTCCGTGTCGTAAGCACGCTGGATGACATGGAGAGCAGCCTCGAGGAGCTCCACCGCACGCCTCCGCCGGCGCATGTTGTCGACGGCCGGGTCCGGCTGGTTGCTGGGCTCCTCACCGTCGAACATTCCGCGGGTGATGTCGGTCCGCTCTTCCTTCGAAAAACCGTAGGCGCTGTTCCCTCGGGCGCTCGGCCCGTCCGTGTTCATCATCTTCTCGACCTCCGCATTGACCCCGGGCTTTCGGCCCGTGGTTAGACCTAAAGGCGTATGCGGGGATATTATGGTTTCGGTCTAATCCTGGTTCCAAGTTTCGGTCCAAGTGTCGGGCCAAGTCACGACCTAAAGAGAGAGCAATTATATATACCAAATCCGATATGTTTTTTATGGCAAAGGTGATGGTAAAGCCCCTGGTGAGGTCGGTCAACAAGGTCCATGACGGGAATGAAGGGGATTCTCTAAAGACCCTTATCCCGATCGAGGTCATTCGATTTCTGAAACTCCAGGACAAGGAAAAACTCCTCTGGGAGTATGATGAGGGACACCGGAGGATGATCGTCAGCAAATATATTGGCCGGTCCAAACCCTGAGAGAGAATATCCTTCATCGCCCGAAGATAAGCTTTGCTGTTAATATTGCCAATAGGTTAAATCGTCCCCCGATGGTATTCGAAACCCGTTTTGATTGGACGCCACCTACTTTTTTGGGGCGGACCGGAATTGAATTCGGCGGATGAAGGATTAGTGGTCGGCTCACTTTGATCGATGAAAATAGAATCCTGCTATCAAGAGGATGATCGAGACAAGAAGAGCGGGTATGCCGGCAACCTGTTCTAATTGCCCGCGGTTTGCCTTTTCAGAACCTTGTTCCTGGAGATTCTCGGAGGATTGGCGGGACATATTTGCCATGAAATTCTCAGAATATTGTGTAAAGGAATCGGTCGCACCCCGGGCAAGGGCCGAATGATAATCCGCATTGTCCTCTGCCTCAGTGGACTTCCGGAGAAGTTCCTGCCCGTCATGCATATCGTAATAGCTAATAAGGAGCATTATCGAAGACAGTAAAATTGTGAATGCACCTATGCCAAGTAAGACCAAACCGAGTTCCTCGCGTTCCATTTCAACCCGATTGTCCATTGGTTCGGCCCTAAATAATCTTTCTCTTTCGAGTTTCGACCTAAAGATTATTAATATATGATATACAATATATTATTACTGGTACGGCGGCTTTACCCGCCGGGGAGGGGGCGGCCTCGCGAACCTTCCCCCCTCCCGTATCTATGGCTTGACCACCTGGATGGCCAACGTCACGCGCCGGCCCGGGATGAACTCGGGCCGCTCTGCCCATATATTCCCTGCGCCCGATGTCGGGTTCACGGAATACGCGGCGACCTGAACGAAGTTGGTCCCGGCGTAGTCGTCGGCGTATCCAAACCCTATCTCGGATATGACCTGCGGCCATGATCTGTTCAGCCCGATATCGTTCTTGCGAAGTTGCGCCTGGAGCATGACGAACCCGGACGCCATGACGAAGGCCTTGGCGCGGACCTGCCCGATCTTGTAGCCCAGGTTCACGCCGGCCGGCGTCCCGGTCCCGACCTCGAGGAAATATACCTTCGACGGGAGATAGGTGTGCGTCGGCTCCCGGTACATCAGGGGTATGTCGGCACGGAGACTCACCCCGACCGCCCCGATATCCTCACGCAGGGATGTCGGGCACTCGCTCGCGCCGGAATGGTGCGCCGGGCAGCCGCTCGACCCATCCTCACGCTGACGATCCGAACCCATCCGGATACGGCCGCCAAGGCCGGTCAAGCCTCTGGTGATGCCCTCGATGCGGCCGAGCGTCGAGCCGTCCTTGAGGCCGCCTATCCGGTCGACCGAGGGGGTGCGGTAGATCCACTCGGGGTTGAGGAACCCGAGCTCCAGGGCCGTCGGCTTCCCGGTCCCGCCGGACCATCGAACGCCCTTGACGCAGAATATGCCGTCAATGCCCTTGCGCGAGATTTTCAGATAGACCAGCTCGTTGCAATGGCGGAATGGCCCGGTCGCGAGGCTCTGGTCGAGGCCTTCGAGCGTGACGTTCCCGCCCACTTCGGTCTCCATGCCGGCGTCTGCGAGCTGGATGGTCTGACCTGCAAAGTCACCGTACCCGACGCCGATGCCGCCGGTGAGGAACACGCTCCCGCGCTGCAGGCTCTTGCCGGTCCCGGCGGCGCCTCCTCCCGCCGCGAGCACGTCGCCGCCCATGTTCCTGATGATGGCGGTCTCGGCCGCTTTCTTGAAGTTGCGGAAGACCTGACCATCCACGATGCGCACATAATTCTGCGAGACCGGGGAATCCCTGGAATCGTAGAATGTTCGGACGGACTTTTGGGCGCTTGAATAGAGGTTCCAGGTAGTGGCGTTCGGGAACTTGGCGTCCCGGACCTCGAGCGTGACCGCGCCGGCGGCCGATTTGTACACCCGTGCGACCACGGGGCAATTCTTCGCCAGCGTCTCGAGGGCGTCGAGCCCGTTGCTGTTCTCGAGCTGGATGCAATATTGCTTCGTGGCCGGCTCGGTGATGGAGATGTCCAGGACCGTGTAGAGGTCCGAGACGATTGCCTTCGCCCAGGACTGGAACACGGTCGCGTAGGTGATGGTCCCTTTCCAATAGGTCGCCCTCACGAGTTTCTGGCCGGTGAATAGGATGGGGACGGTGCCGTCGCGCCGCCATGAGTACTGGCCGCATTGGTCGCCGCCCTGCAGTTGCCTCAAGACGAAGTAGATGAGGTGCGCACCGCCGGCGTCGTCCTCGATCTTGTATTCGCCCTTGGTGTAATCGAGGTCAATCCAATGGCTCTCGAAATCCATCCCATAGTAGATGGCGAACTTGGCGGCATTCACGATATAGGCGCCACCGTTGACGCTCTCGACGCCACGCCTCGAGAGGGGCAACATGTCGGCGGTCGCCGAGCACCGGAGTTCGAAGTAATTGTTGGCCCCAGCGGCGGATACCCGGAGGACTATCCAATACATCGATCCGGATTGGAGCACGAGTTGGGTGGCATCACTGGCCGCTGCGAAGAAATCAAGCTCGACCCAGCTCTCGTTCCCGACGCCGACGCCCCAGTTTGCCCTGGGCGAGGTGAGGGTGGCGACGATGGTCCCGGACGGAACGCCGTTGTTGTCGGTCTGTATCTCGCAGACAAGATCAGCGACGTTGCCGCCGGCGTTCTGGTAGCCCTTGAGCCATACCTTGCGGAACTCGCCTGAGCCTGCGATGAAGCTCTGCGCCACCTTCGTATTGACGCCGGCCCCCTGGTCGAATACCCGCCATACGCCGGGTGTCAGGGCCGCCCAAACGCCCTCCCGTATCAGGAGCAGCCGGAGGCGCTCGAGCGGCACCTGCGGAGCCTTGTCAGCGTCCAGGGTGGCCGTGAGCCGCTGGACATAGCCGTTATTGAGCGTCAGGGCGATCGGCAGGGTCTCGTCGACGATATGGGTGTTGCCCCATACCGCAAAGGGTATCTGTCGCTCGAACATGACGCCCAGGATGCCGATGCACCGGACCGAGACCTCGTTCTTCCGGAGCGGCTTGGTGATGGACCGGACGTAGCCATAGAAGAACGTGTCGCCCCATGTGGCCTCGCCCGATTCCCGCCGGTACATCTCGACAATGTCGTCCTCCTCGATGGCCTCGGCGTCCTCGGTATCGACAAAGTTGAGCTCTATCTCCGGGACCTCGTTCCGGCCGTCGCCGAGGGTCCAGGACTTGAGCCGGAGCTCGTCCGTCTCGGTCGACATGGACCCGATGATGACCTTGTGCTGATAGGTCCCCATCGAGGACGGCGTTCCGCTGAAATTTCCGGAGAGCTCCTCAAGCAGGATTGTATCCGACCCTGCCGATGCAAAATAGACCTTGACCTTGATGTCGGTGCTGAGTGTCGGCGAGAACCCAAAGTCAAAGTCGGCGCTATAGAGCGTGATGGTGGATGTGATGTCGACCGTCCTCGTGGAAAGGACCGAGTTATCCGACGCCTTGATTATCTCGACCTTGGTGATTTTATTGCTCGCCGACCCGTTCGAGACCGTGACCGTGAGAGATTGAAGCTGACTCCCGGTCGGCATTGAGATAGATTGAGACCTCCAATTCCCTGTAGACTTGTAGGGGAGGACGACGACATTCTGAGCATAGTAGTCGTGCGAGCTCCCGGCCGGGCTGTAGCTGTTATTGAAGTTTGCACCGCTGTAGGTCGGGTTATCGGAGTAGCCTTTTCCGATGATGATGGCCGGGGAACCGCTCCACCCGGCCGGCCGAGCGGCTGACCGGATGGATGTCCAGGATGTCCCGTTGGTGGAATAGAACGCCTCGTAAGTCGTGGAGGTGAGGACAATCTTTAACCAGTACCAGGTCCCGGTCGATGGTGTACCTGTTTCCGCGTACCCGGTCGTGCTGGCGTCGTTGTACCCGCATTGGTATCGAAGTGTCCCGCCGGAATTTGCGAGCGAGACTCGGACCCAGTTGTCCACATCCCAATACATGACCGCGCCGACAGCCCACGAATTGGCTCCGGAGCCGGATGGGAATTTAAACCGGCCGATGAGAATGATGTTGTCGATGCCGGGCGACCGTTCGATATGGGCAAAGGCATGTTCCCGGCTGTTTATCCGCCACTTCCCGAGGTCGACCAGGTCCCAAGAATCGATGACATCCTCGGATGTGTCGTCGTGCTCGGTCCAGCCGGCTTTTCGGCCGGTCGACGCCGGCCGGTCGCAGAATGTCGGCGCGCTTCCGAGAGCGTTGTCGGCAATGAGAGCGTTGTCCGTGGCCGTGTCCGCATCGCTCTTGTCGCCGCCGTCAAAGTCGGCGGTCGTGGTGATGGTGAAGTCGGCCAGGCTCAGACCTCCTTGATTTTCAGCTCAAGGACCTTGTCGGTCTTTTCCACCTTGTTGCTCTTCAGCTGTGTGGTCGTGATGGTGATTGTCAACAGGTTGGTCTCCATCGTCGTGGTGACATCGCATTCCTCGGACGGGATGCCAAGGAGCTCGAGCGCCCAATGGACAAACTCCGGGAGCGGGAGCTTTGCATACATCGCTTTCCAGTCGGCTTTCTTGAGATCGATTGTGGTCTTGGCCATCAGACTACCTTCTGGAGCACTGCCCGGACCGGAAAGTCGGGGATGGATGTGTAGTACTTGGAGCCGCCGCCCATCTCGACGTAGCCCTCGCAGCAGTAGTTCCCGGCCTCATCGAGGTCATCGGTCGTCGTAGTCGTATATGAGAAGGTCCCATTGGCGGCAACCTCTATCGTCCCGTCCTTTGTCATTAATGCCCCAGACGGTTTCTTGAAGATGATCTTCAGGATCGTGTAGCCGGTCAGGTTCTTGGGCGCGCCGCTCTCCATGACCTGCAGGATGGTCTTGTAGCCGATCGCATATTGATAAACCTCGTCGCTCAATCTCTCACCACCTGATTGTTCTCCGTCTTGACTGTCACCGTTCTCTGCGCGCTCGTCGCCACTTGGACCGGGATGGTCGCCACGCTCCCCACGGCCACGCCCAGGGCCTCCGAGGTTGCGACCGCGGCCTGGAACGAGGCCTGGGACAAGGCCGTGACCTGGAAGGTTCGGATGACCGCCGGCGTAATGGCCTGGAGGAGTGTGCCCCAGCCGTAGGTCGCGCCCGGGTCCTCACCAAAGCCGTAGACGCCGACATTAGACGTGGGCGCTCACCTCATCCATAGTCGCGAAGGCGGTCGCCGACATAGACACATCGGAGCCGGCCATCGTCCTCGGCTTCCAGTCGTACAGGACGGTCGCCTCGTCGTCGTCGTAGATGTGCCAGTGCTTGTCCGTATCGTCCCACACCTTCCTATTGGTCCAGAACTTGCGGAGGAAATCGATGGTCGTGATGAGGGCTGCGAGGGCCAGCTCGACGTCGTCGACATTCCCATCCACGGTCGCGAGCGCGGCGGCCTGAGCGGCCGTCTTCGCCGCGTCGTACGCCCCGGTGAGCGTCATGGCCGCCCCAGGCGCCGCCGCGCTCTTGGCGGCGTCGTATGCGCCCGTGAGGGTCATCGCGTCGCCTGGGGCCGCGCGCGAGCCCACGGAGGCATTCAGGTTGGATAGGCCGGCCGCGCTCGCGTCGTAGACATCGAGCTCCGTGACCTGGACGAGGGCCGGGAAGGTCCGGACACCCGCTTTGGCCGACCGCACGACCATGAAGCCGACCGTGTCGAGCTCGCCGGCCGTCGCCTCGTAGTAGTATAGGCCGTTCCCGATCTCCGACATGGAGCCGGCGAAGTCCGCCTCCGCGCCCCCGTTCTTGCAGACCTTGAGGTCCGAGCCGGAGAAGGTGAGGCCCGTCTCGGGCGTCTTGCCATCCGTGTCGTCCACGAAGTAGAACGGGATGCGCCTGCGCGCGGCCGTGGCCTGGGACTTCTTGAGCTGAATCATCAGTTGAACCCCCTGTTGAATTGCGAGCCGGTGAATGTCTCGCCGGCCCCCCCGCCTGTCGTGCCCATGAACTGGATGCCTTCGAAGCCGAGGGCCCGGAGCGCGCCGGCGCCGCCCGCCGCCCTCGTGAGCGTGAAGGTCTCGCCGCCCCCGAACAGTATCTCGTTTATGGCCATGTTCCTCACCCTCAGTAGAGCGTCAGCAGCGCCCTCACGTCTATCCCGTCCGGCAGGCTGGTCGCCGTGTACCGGATGTAGTACCCGACTGTATCCTTGGACGCGTCCCAGGCGTTCCAGGATGTCCCGTTGGTCGAGTACTCCCAGGTGCCATAGGCCGCGGTGGTCGTATCGTCGTCGAGGACCGAGACGCCCGTGCCCGCGTTGTACAAGCGTATGCGCATGCGTGGGATGTTGGTCCCGAAGGCGGCCTTCTGCCGATATGCGAAGCGCCGGTTGGCCGTGTCGGACTTGTTGACCGCGCCCTCGTAGTGGCTGTCCGTCTCGTCGTTGCTCTCGTACCCGACCTGGACCGCGAAGACGCGGGCCGGAATGAGCCGGGGCGAGAGCGTCCGGAACTCGAACATGAACTGGATGGCGTCGGCGTACCCGACCGCGCTCATGTCGCCCGCCTGCCCCACGAGCGTCCAGCTTCCGGAATCGTCGCTGATGCCGGCCGTCCTGTAGTACAGCTTGTAGCCGTCCGGCTCCTGGCCTATCTCGCCACTGCCGAGGTAGATGGCCTCGGCGACCGACACCCTGTCGTACTTCCTGCAATTGGTCGTCGCCATGGACGGCGTCGCAAGGCGCTGCTTGCTCGTCGCCTGCCAGCCCCAGTGCGCGCCCAGGGGCATGACGTAGACGATGTTGGTCGTCGCGGAGGTCGACCCGCGGATGAGCACCGCGAGGCCGCCCTGGACCCATATGTTGAACTGGGCCGCGCCGGCGTTCGGGTGCGGGACCGCGTCGCTGCTCATCGACCCCTGGTCGAGCTGGCTGTCGGTCATGAAGATGCGCGCGTCCATCTGCCCGTTGTCCGTCCTGTACTGCGTGATGTAGCCATAGGTGGTGGTCGTCACGACAATGAGCTTGTCCAGCGTGGACGACACTTCGAGGGAGGCGAGCGTGCCGGTCGCCGCGTAGGTGTTCACGGTCCCGGGCGGCACCTCGGTCATGACGTCGCTCATCCAGGTAGTGTTGCCGGACGTCAGGTTGCTCTCCGCCGCCCTGTACACCCTGGATGCGGTCACGAAGTACATGGACAGGACGCCCGAGCCGGCGCCGTGGTTGAGCGTGTCCAGGCGGCCGTTGTTCACCTGCGAGAGGTTGCCGGTCAGGGCCTGGTTCCCGGTGGCGTAGACAAAGGCGGTCGTGTCCTTGCCCGATGCGAGCGTCAGATCCTTGCAGATGTTGTACTTGAACCACGCGACGCTCGTCCCGCCGCCGCCCTGGGAGCAGTAGATGTACTGCTGCGTCCAGGAGTCCCTCGCCTTGAGCCCGCACCCGCCGGTCGTCGTGTTCGTGACCGTCGCCGCGTCGGCGAGCCAGTAGACCGCACGCACCCCGTCCGTCGCGACCGCGGCCGCGATGGTGGTCCCGGCCTGGATGAACAGCTCGTACCTCAGGCCTTTCGCCATGAACAGCCCGCCGTTGGTCGTGGTGGCGTTGGTGTTCGCCGTGATGACCCTGAGGTCCTCGATGACGTAGGTCCCGTCCGCGATGACGCCCGCGCTCGCCGTGAGCGTGATGCCCGTGTCGGAGCCGATGGCGCTAATCTCGTACCACGTCGAGATGCTCGCCGGGTTCGACGAGCCGAACCCGATGCGGCAGCCGACGGGGATGCGGGACGTGGACCACGCGGTCCCGGTCCCGGTCACGGCCGTCCCGTTCACCGAGGCGGTCCCGGTCGTGTACTTCTCGTACGAGACGCGGAAGCCGCGTATGGTGTGGGCGGTCGCGGATGGGTAGGTCAGCGTCACGAAGCCCTTCCAGGCGAGCGTCCAGGCGGTCCAGTCGAGCTCCCAGAGCGAGATGCGCCGGGTGGCCGCGGCTGTGGCGATGTCGGCCATGAACACCCACCACTTCGTCGACGACCATTCGATGATGACGGGGTAGGCGCTCGAGATGGTCGTGGACTGCTCCATCGGCCGTCCGATGAGCGTCGGGAGCGGGCCCGCCCACTTGTCCTCCGGGTTCGCACCCGTCAACTGCTTGATGAGCGTGCCCAGGATCTGCTTGGCGCTGTCGTAGGCGGTCCAGAGCGCGCTGCTCACCCCGCCGTCGAACTTGTGTATGGCGTACCTGTTCCCCATCTCAATCAACTCCGTAATGGGTCCCGTTGACTATGAAGTTCGCCTGGAACGCGACCGCCCTCCCGGGGTTGAGGATGTCCTCGCACACCACCAGTTCCCAGGGCGCGACGTCCACGTCGGCCAGCACCCTGTACCTGCCCTGCACCTCCGTCCCTGCCTTGACTTCCATGTCCTCACCTTCAGTTGTACGGCGCCTCGATGACCTCGAACTTCACCTCATATCTTCCCTCATAGAAGGCGCGCCCGGGCGGGATGAGATCATCGTGGTCCCGCAGATATGCCTTCCCAAAGTGCCCGTCTTGCCATGTGAACTTGACCTTCTCACCCTGCGCTGATTTCAACTCCATAATCTGGGCGAGGAACTTTCGCTGGGCGAGCGGGTGGTCCCATACCGTCCCGTAACGGAGATAGGCCACTACAGTCACAACCGAGGACTTCCGGCTCGTTATCTCGATGTATGACCCGTCGGAGCCGAGGAATGTGTCTTCCACCGACTCCACCGCCCTGTACTTCACAGTCACCTTCGTCGTCCGGCTCAGCAGCACGATGTAGTAGTTGGTCGAGTAGATGCTCGGCAATAGGTCGTCGAAGAAGCTCTGCAGCAGCGTGATGGTCCCGGTCGGCTTGATATACCATGTCCGGTTCTCATAAGTCTTTATGACGGACCTCGTCAGCGTCAATGTCCCGGCCACGATCTGCTCCTCCGGCTCGGTCGTGACCTTGAACATGTACAGCGCATCGAGTAGCGTCAATGTCTCGCCCGATGTCTTCCCATGGAGCCTGCTCATCGACCACATGTAGCTGTAGATGACTTCGATTGTCCCGCCTGCCGTGGGAATGGGGTAGGACATACCCGTCAGGGTCGGGAAGTGAGCGGTCCCGCCGAGCATGCCCGCCTCGTAGTGGTTCACCCTGTAAGTCGCATCCCCAATGAACTGGACCTTGGCGCCCGCGGCGATCGCATAGCCGACAACGCCGGTCCTGCTCTGGAAGGTCGCGGCCACATTCGCGGCCGCGCCTACGGCCGAGATTTTGAAGATGCTGGTCCCCTGGACGTCGACGCTCCACATGTTCGTCACGGAGCCGTTGATGGTAACGACGCCGTTGCTGTTGAACCTGAGCGTGACGCTCTTGCCCGTCTGGATGGACACGCCCGCGCACGAGACGGCGGCCGTGTTGAAAATGAAGGTCCCGTTGTCGTCGCCCCCGGACTGGGTGATGTCGATGGTATCGCCCGAGGTGATGGTGTAGTCCGTCCAGTTCTTCGTCCCGCCGTTCGGGATGACGACGCTGATAACTGCCATTTCTTCACCTCATGTCATTGAGCCCTTGAGCGCCTCGACGACCTTCGCCGCGATGCGCGTCTCGTCGGCGTGGTAGATGTGCTGGATGACCGTGAACTGGCCGCCGCGGCTGGATGCCGGCGCGCCGAACTTGTCGGCCGCCGTGGATACCGCCGGGCCGGTCGCCGCAGCGAACTTATCCGCGACCGTGGCCGCAACATCAGGGATGGTCGCGACGCCGGCCCCCATGCCCTCGACGTAGGTCCTCATCAGGTTCCGGCCCCACACCATGATGTCCTTCAGCGGGCCATGCTTGGGGGGCGACTCCGCCTTGAGCGTCAGGCCCATCGCCTCTGCGATGATCTCCAGGGTGTACCTCGTCTCCGGGTCCTGCGTCTGGTCATACATGCCCTGGAGGTATGCCCGGACGGTCTCCTCGCCTGATGTTTTCGCGGCCCGGTAGATGCGTTGCCGCTCGCCCGGATCGTACCACCAGGCGTCCCTATCGGGGTACTGCGCCAGCGCCGCCTCCTCCGCGGCCTTCTTGAGCGCCTCGGCCTCGGCGAGGAGTTGTGTCCCGGAAGGGCGGACCGGCTGCTGGTCCCGTATCTGCTGGTTGAGGACGGCGAGGTCCTCGTTGAGGCTGAATACCTGGTCCCGGTATGCGGCCGCCTTCTCCATGAGCCCCTGCTCCTCCGCCGCCCGTGCCTTTTGCTCCAAGTCGGCGATATTGGCCTGCAGGGCGTCGCGCTGCTTGATGAGGCCGGACGGCTCGCCCTCGCCGGTCACGGTCTTGCGGATCGCGGTTTCATACTTCGTGACCGCGTCTGTAGCGGCTTGGATGGCCCGCTCATTCTCTATCTGCTTCTCCTTGTACATGTTGACGACCGTGACGCCCAGGGCGAGCGCAGCGGTGACGCCGGCGATGGCGAGGCCGGCCATGCCGATTGGCGTCGATAGGGCAGACATGAGGCCGCCCATGTTCGAGCTCGCAAGATTGTTCGCCTCCTTCGCGACCGTGTTCTCGCCGACGGCGATTGTGTCCACGGCGACCGCCGCGGTATGCATGCCCCACATGATGACCATGCGCTGATACTGGACATAGAGCCCGAGGAGCATCCCAGCCGCCTGGATGCCCATCCCGATCATGGCTGAAACGCCACCAGTCGCTTTATCCAGTTCCATCCAGAATTGCTTGACCGCCTCCTTCGCGCCGCTGTGCCCGGCCATCATCGATGCGCCCCATTGCTCGATGGTGGACGCGGTCGCGTTCAGGATATGATTGTACTGCATCTGCTCGATGTTGGCGAGTTTGTATTCCTTGGTAGCCTGCTTTATCTCGCGGCCATGCTCGATGACCTTGTGGGTCGCAATGCTGCAAGATTCGCCGACCACACCATAGTCATGGACAGCGGCGTCGCCCATCTCTGTCGTCTGGCCAGCTGTCTCGGAGGCCGAGGCCCCTATCGTCTTGATGGCTTCGGCTGCGCCCTTGAGCGTCTCGCTCGCCTGGTCCGCCGCCGTGATTAGGACGCCGATCTCGACCTGGCTCTCAGGCATGTTTCATCACCCTCGCCTTCGCTGCCTCGAACTCGTCACCCTCGCGCTCGTCGACCATGGACGCCTCATACTCGGCCAGGACCGTGGCGGACAGGCCCGAGGTGTCTCCGGAACGCAACTTGGCCTCGACGGCTGCCCTGGTCCATAGGACCGCATCGAAGAGCATGCGATCCAGGCCGATGAGGTGGCGGCCGTCCGGGTCCACTATCTCACTGGGGAACCTACCGGACCGGGCCGCCATTTCCATTGCCATCCGGCCCGCGCTGTTCCGGGCGAAACTTCTCAGCAAGCGCTGTTCCCTCCTGACCCTGCGAGTTGGTGAGGAGGTCGCGTATCAAGTCCGCCGCGTCTCCCGGCTCCAGGTCGCCGATGAATAGGATGTCGTCCCCGACCGCAGAGATTTCCGCCTGCCCCTCGTGCTCGCTCATCAGGCGAGGCGAGACCGAGAGCGGCGCGACGACCTTCTCCAGGATCTCCCGGCGCCGGTCGATCATCCGGTTGCCCATCGTGGCCGCATCCGTGGTCCGGACTTTGTCCATGTCGATGCCCAGGATGTCGAATACCTTGATCACCTCGATGGCGTCCAGCTTCACCAGCTTGAATTCCGCGCCGGACCGCGTCTTGACGATCACCGTCGGCCTTGAACTGAGCCATTTCTGCACCTGTCCCTTGTACCTCTCTCTCGCGTTCATTTCCTTTCCCTCCTACTTGGTGATTGATGCCGGAGCTTCCATCCCTACGCGGTTTGTACTACGGTCGCCGGCGTTCAGCCCCAGGAGATTGACCTGGGCTTTATCCAGTAGTATCCGTGGGCCTGCTGGCTCTTCTTGTGCGGCACGCTTGAGGCTTCTCGGCTTATCTGCCGCCCATAGCAGTCAGTCTTCGTGGGGTCGGAATCCACATAGACCACATTCAGGCTCGGACCGGCCTCTTCCGGGTTGTCGTATGTTTCCTTGCCCCAGACCGCGGTTACGAGCGCGTGATGCGGTTGCGCCGTGTGGTCGATGTAGATGACCATTTCGCCGACTTGGACCGTTTCTGGCATCTTTCACCTCCTGTCCGTCGAGGACCGTGATTCTGTGAATTGATGGAGCCTCCGGCCGCCTCGACATTTGCCTTCATCGGCTCCTCCGTGGGAAAGGTTTGAGGCTAATGCCGGAGCGTGATCTATACGTAGGCCGTGACCTGCGTATTCTGGTAGAGGATGGTGAACGGGTTCCCGCCCGCCACCGGTGTCTGCATCTCGTATTCGATGTTCTCGATGGTCCGCTCCCTCTTGTTGACGTTCGCCTTGTGCGTCTTGTAGATGGCCTCGCCCATCTGGAACTTGAGGCAGTAATACTGCGTCGCGCCAGCGAGCTCATTGTGCGTTATCTCGATGGCGATGGCCTGGGGCGTGAGGTAGTTGGCCGGGGCCACGGCGGTGGCGCCGCCCATGAAGTACTTGAACTGGTCTACGCTATCGAAGAAAAGGTCCATCGTGCCCTTTACGATGAGCCCTCCGAAGTTGGTAGAGTAGAGTTCGCGCGAGCCATGCGCGAAGTCGTCCTCGGAGACCTGGTTCTCTATCTCCAGCGTCATGCTCTTGATACGCGCCACCTGGGAGCCGCCTATCTTGAGTACCGAGTGGACGTTGTGGTAGACCTTTTTCGTGGAGAATGTCGGCGTCGCCAGGCTGTCTATCTTCGCGGTCGCACCGCAGGTCTCGAAATCGCAGATGATCTTGCCTTTGGGGGCTATGGTCACCTTGAGTTTCTTGACCGTCGAGCCGGGCATGGACTTCTGGCCGCCCGTGACATCCGAGCCGACCGCGATCGTGAGCGGGACCGGGCTTTCCTTCGGGACCATCGTATGCAGGTATACGCCCGATTCCGGAACAGTCACCGTATCCGAGCCCGCGCCCATGAGGGCCGCAAGCAGCAGGCCGATGTTCTCCTGCTCGGCGTAGCACTTGAAACCGCCCTTGACATTGAACGGGCCCGGGGCCGGCTTCTCCTTGAAGCGCGTCCCCATCGTGAAGTCCATGTCAACGCTGTTGTCGAGCGAGTAGTTCTCGTCGATAGCATTGACGTATGCGGTCAGGGCCACCTGCGTCTTGAAGGTCGTCTCCTTCCCAACTCCTACAAAGCGTGTCATATCATCCCTCCCTGAGGTCCAGATCCGTCAGGGGTGGCTGCGCAGCCTGGAAGGCGAGCCTCGCCTTCATCATTCGCGCGTCCTTCTCCGCCCTCGCCGGCTCCAGGGCCGCCAGGACCTCTTGGACGGCCTCGATGTGCGCGCCGGGATCGGGACCCGCGTCGGCGAGCGTCTCCAGGATGGCCTTCGCATGGTCCTCCCTGACCTCGACATAGAGAGGATCACCGGCAAATAGGTCGTCGAAGAACTCGTCGACGGGGAACGGCACCCCGCGCTTAATCGGATGGGGAAACTGCACCTTGAAGCACTCGGTCGCAGTCCCGATATATACATAGGTCTTGGTCGTTGTCATCACCTCATATCTGTGTCGACTTCCGATACTGGACCTCCAGCACTACGAAATGGAGCGTGACCTCGCCGTTGGAGACCGGCGGCCCTTTGGCGAAGCCGGTGAATGTCACGATGGTCGCGCCGCAGGCGAGCACCTTGTGCGCGTCGGCCAGCAGCTCGGCCTCTATCTCCTCGCCGATGTCGATGGCGAGCTTCTGGTCCTTGTCGGGCTTGTGGCCCATGACGTAGACCTGGAACTCGACGGTGATGAGCGCGTCCTGATAATCAGCGCTCATCCCGTCGACATCGAGCGGCGCATCCGCGATGCCCGCGAAGACGCCGGCCCGATACTGGCTGGCAAAGAAGTCCTGGAAGGTCCTCGTCCCGTACTCGATGGCGTTGTCGCTGAGCGCCGCAAGGTTCGCCTGGGCGGACGCCTGCAGGAGCGTGATGACGTCAGTGGCGACCGTGTTCCGGCCCACGACCGCCATTACTCTCCACCTCCCATGAGCGTCTGCTTGGCCGTGGCGATCGCAATGCCGGGCGACCGGGCAATGAGCATGGCCCGCGCCCAGAGATGCGCCGGGCGCGCCTTGATGCCCGGGTGGTGGATGTGGCGGACGGGGTGCTTCGCGCCAATCCAGAAGAGCGCCTTCTTGGTCCTTGGGTAGATGTCGTAGGGATCCGTTCCCCCATACACCCATTTGGCGTACGCGACGGTCGGCCCGACGAGGAAATTCGGCGGGACCGAAAAGATATCGATGCTGGATACCAGACGCCCGGTCCTGCGGTTGATGTAGGGCGATGATGAGAATTGGACCATCAACTTCCTGCCCTCCAACGCCATGTTCATCTGCCATGACTTGAGGAAGACCGGGATCTTCTCGTTCGTGAGGCGGGTCATGTAGGCCATCGCCTTCTCGATGTCCACCTTCACAATGAATAGTGGGTTCGTGGCTGACTGGGCGGTGGAAGGTTCGGCCATTCTACCTCCTCGAAGGGCAATTCTTGGCCGTGATGCGGACCGGCTCGCCGTCCCGGGCTCCGCAATAATCTTTGAGTTCCTGATCCCAAATAACCGGCGGCCGTGGAGCTCCTCGACGGCGCCCGATGAAATTAACCTCTCGGCGCATGAAGTCTTTAAGAGTCAACCCGATGCGCCGGCCCTGAAACATTAGATGTCCTCCAGGGTCTCGTCGGTGTCTTGGCCAGCGGCGTCAATTCGAAGCCGGCGATAATCCTTTCCATGAATCATCCGGGCGGCGCGGTTGGCGCCGGCGGGCGGGGCATAGGTCGCCTTGATATAATCGGCGAGCCACGTCTCTCCGGTCTCTCGAATGATGTGCTTTCGGGTCCGTTCGCCCTCGACGGGGATGGTCCTGCGCTCCTTGAATAACCCGGCGCCGATTTTCGCCTCGATATCCTGGATGAGTAAGACCGGGGAGGTGAGCGGGACGGCGGTATATGCCGAGAGCTTGAGGTCCATCCAGCGGCTCGCTTCCTCCAGGGCGGCGAGGAGGTCGGTATCAAAATCGAGATTGAGGGTGTCGATGTTGGCCTCGCGTTTTATCCGGAGAAGGTCGGTGTTATACATTAGGGACCTCCGCCCGGGTCCTTTGGTTTCTCGAACGGCGTCCCGTCCATGTTCGGCGCCGGCCACGGCTGCGACTTCATGCTGGCCGGGTTGGACCGCGCCTCCCGTTCCTTCTGGAGATCCCGGGCCTTGGCGGCGAGCGCCTCCAGGTCCCGGAGCGTGATGGGCTGCCCGGTCAGGTACCGCACAACCAGGTTGAGCGCCATGGTCACGATGGCCATGATGCCCACATAGAGCGGGTTCTCCGTGAAGCCCTCGACGATCGACAGCGCCCAGATCAGGAAGAGGGCGATGTTCAGCCAGACCGTCTTCGATTTCCACCAGACCTTCCCGTTCTCCATCGGACTCAGCCTCCTTTGATGGCCAGCGTTATGGCGGCCAGGATGGCCGCGAAGACGCCGGCGATGATCTTGCCCCTGTTCTCCATCACCGCGAGCTTGTACTTCTGGCCGGGCGTGAGGCCGGCCGTGGGGTCGGCCCCGGCCGGCGGGGCGCTGGGCGCAGGATGGGCCTTGTCGGCCGGCTGGGCGCAGTGCTCGTCGAGCTTGTCCTTGATCTCGTCGTTGGCGTCGGCCAGGTCCTCGAGGTTGATGATGACCAGGGCCGCCATGCCGGCGGGATCCTTCTCGGCCTTCTCCTTGTTCTCGACGAACCTGTCGTCCTGTTCCGTGATGCGCTTCCTCGCCACTCGTCTGCCTCCTCTATTGAGATTTCCCAATCGGGAAAAAGAAAAGGGGGGACGATTACGGTTTCCGGGGTCCCCTGGTCCCGGCCGGCGGCGGCGGAGTCGGTGGAGGCGTTTCCCCCTCGGGCGCTGGAGCCGACGCGTCCTTCTCGTCGATTATCTCAATCGGCGAGAATTGTCCCATCACTGTGGCGCGGATCGGGTCCGCGTACTTGTTGGGGACCTCGGCGGTCAGCACGTCGTCCGAGAGACTCACGA